TTCGATGATATCGAGAAGAAAGAAGTCATCTTGGATTTCGAAGCCTCTTATAAGAGAGCGGTTCACAAAAGGAACGAGGAGAAAGAAATGGACTTCAATTCAACAATCCGCTTCGGAATGCCGATTGCGAAGGTGGATAAAGATAAGCAGTTGGTTACAGGCATCGTGCTCGAACCCGATGCCGTTGATGCACAGGGCGATACGATTGATCGTGAGGCAATCGAAAGAGCGGCGCACAACTTCTTGTCAAAGTACAACAGGGAAACTGAAATGGGATTGCTCCACCAAGTCTTTGGTGAGATAGGCGTCGAATTAGTTGAGTCCTATCTTGCTCCGGTCAATCTTGAAATAGGAGGCCAATCCGTTAGCGAGGGAACATGGTTGATGACGGTACGAGTGAAGGATGACAAGCTATGGAAAAAGATCAAGGAGAAGGAGATCACGGGATTCTCCATCGGAGGGGTCGCTGCTGTAGTATAAACGTCGCTTGACTTTATTTCGGGAATCAATAGTCTTGGAGTGAAGGAGTGTGTTTGCAGCCAATGCTTATTTACGATGTAAATAGAGAGTCGGGTTAGTGGAGGAGCCATGGCAGATCAGACAAGGCGAATTCTAGACGTTGACGTTCGGGAAGTATCTCTGGTTGATCGCGCTGCAAATCTGCGGCAATTTCTTGTTCTCAAGCGTTTGACGGAGGAAGACATGGGAGCGTTTATCGACGAAAGGAGCGAAGTCGTGAAAGCAAAGAAAGATGACGAAGTGAAGGAAGACGAAGTGAAGGAAGACGAAGCCAAGGAAGAGGCCGAGAAGGAAGCGGCTAAGAAAGCCGGCAAGCCGAAGTTGAAGGAAGACGAGGAAAAGGAAGAAGTCGAGGAAGCCGACAAGGCCGCGAAGAAGAAGGCCGGCAAGCCAAAGAAGAAGGAAGAAGGCGACGAGGAAGAGGAAGACGCTGAGGTGGAATGCCAAGAAAAGAAGAAGGCCATGAATCCGATGGCCGTCGCTGGCATGCTCCAAGGTCTCAAGGGCAAGGGTCTCCCGTCCGAAGCGGTCAAAGAAGTCGTCGCGTGGCTCGAGAGCCAAAAGAAGTCCGGCAAGCCCGACCCTTCCGAGGAAGCTCCGCCCGACGAGGAAGTCGAGGCGTCCGAAAAGAAGAAGAGGGGCATGAAGAAAAACCTGGCCGTCGCTATCATGGAAGACGGCTCGATCATAGTAGAGGGCGAAGAGATCAGCAAAGCGCGGAAGTTCACCGAGTCCCGAACTGGGACGGTCAAAGAAGTCGTGACCCAGCTATTGAATCTGCTCCACGATGTCGATTCGGATGCTGCGAAGGCCGTTATCAGTTCTTTTTCCCAGCTTCCCCTTGGTTCCGTTCCCGCTTCCGAAGTGAAGCCGCTGGGAACGGAGGGCAAGGTTTCCAAGCAGCTCGAGGAAGAAAATGCCGAGCTGAAGAAGCGCCTCGAGACGCTCGAGAAGAGCCGGAGCGATTCGAAGGAACTTCCGGGCGATAAGACGGACGGAGCGCAGGTAAAGAAGAGTCTTTGGAACGACGTGCTGTGACACGAAAAGAAAACGAAGGAGAAAAGAAAATGACGAACGAAGAACTGGTCCAGAAAGCAATCAACACAACCGACGTCTTGGCTTCCGCTGGAAAGTTGAATCCTGCGCAGGCCGACAAATTCATCGACTATGTGATCGATGAGAGCGTGCTGAAGAACAATTCCCGCATCGTGCGATTCCGCGAAGAGTCGATGGATATCGACAAGATCGGCATCGGCCGAAGAATGGCGTTCCCGAAGACAGAGGCGCAAGATCCTGGCCTCCGTCGTGGAGTGACGACTTCGAAGATTTCCCTAACTCCGAAAAGCCTCATCCTCCCGTTCGAGATCTCCGACGAGTTCAAGGAGATCAATCTCGAGGGCGAGAGCGTCGAAGATTCCATCATCAAGATGATGGCTCGCCAATTGGCGAACGACATCGAGGAACTCTACATCCACGGTAACACCGTCGGCCCGGCCATTCTCGAAAGCGACTATAAGGACGGCGGTTCGACAACCAAGTATGTCAAGGACAAGTATCTCTCCATGTTCGATGGTTGGAATCGGCTCGCCGACTCCGGTCACGTTCTCGATGCCGAAGGCGCGAACATCGGCCTGACCGTGTTCGGCTCCATGCTTCGCCAGCTTCCGACCAAGTTCCGTCGGAACCGCTCCGCTCTTCGGTTCTTCCTCTCCCCCGACCTGGCCCAGCTCTACATCGAGAAGTTGGCCACCCGTGCGACGAGCCTCGGCGATAGCGCCGCTGGCGGCGCTGCCCATTCGCCCTATGGCGTGCCGATCGTCGAAGTTCCCCTTCTCCAATTCCTGCCTCAATGTGTCCAGCACGTTGTGCTCAGTAGCACGACTGCGACCGCTCTGCGGTATGCTCCGGTTTCCAGCGTAGTCGTCAGCAAGAGCACCCTCCTCGATACGGCTGAGAGCGCCTACAGCTCCAGTGCCGACTACCTCGTGAGCGAGTCGGCAGGCACCGTGGCTCGGCGTGGCGGCACGGCCATCGGCGACGGCGACACCGTGAAAGTGACCTACACCGCGAATCCGCAGGTTCTTCTGACTCACTTCCAGAATTTCATCGTGGGTATCGGCAGAGACATCCGGATCGAGAAGGATCGCGACATCTACAAGGGAGTCAACCAGTACGCGATCACCGCTAAGATCGCCGTCCAGTTTGAAGAGGCCGACGCAATCGTCAAGGGCAAGAACGTCGGTCGTGGCGTCTGATTCTTAACCGTGTGCATCGTTTGGAAAGGATCTCAAGATGCGCAAGGCTATCGTAGAGCTTCGAGGCTGTTCATCGTATTGCAAAGGTGCTCGGCTATTCGTCAAAGATATCCCTCAAGTCGTAGAGGGCGATCAATCAATCGCGTTCTTCAAGTCTCGAGAAGAATTTTCCGTGCGAGAGATAGCGCCCGTAGCCGATCCGATTCCTGAGCCCATGGTCGAGGAAGTGGTCGAGCCAGAATTGGACGACTCCGATCTTCCCCCTCCCGTGGAGCAGGGCGAGCTGGCCGAACCGGAGCCGGCTCCCATCGTGGAAAAGTCCGCGAAGCGAAAGATTGTGAAGAAGGCTAAGTGATAGTTGGGTGGAGGAGATGAAATACTCTCCTCCATTCTTTTTCCTCGTTTGGCGATTGCTCAAGAGGAGTTCGGCATGTTGCATGTTCACACTTCAGATGGCTTGACGATAGCAATCGATTTTGCCGATGTGGACCAAACGAGGGAGTGGATTGAGAAAATGAAAAACCCCGCTTTCGTGGAACGAATCACAGGCATCTCGATATCCGATCGGGGTGTCATGTATTCTTTCACGAAGCCGCTAGGATTCCAAAGAATCGGGTTCGAGATTGAGAAAGTTGAAGCGGATCAGGAAAGGAAGATCAAAGGAGGAGAGCGATTGGTGTGTTATGCGGACGACGTGCGAATCACTTTGATGGTACACGCTGCACAACGAGCGGTTCGAGTCTCCATGGTCAAAATCGGCAAGCGTCGATTCGACCCTTCGGCGAGGTGAGTTGTGGCGAACATTACAGTCAGCACGACGGGCAACCTCGATGACACCGCTAACCAAAGCTTGCTCCATGGCGAGAATATCACGATCAACAGTGGCGCGGTGCTGACCGTTGATTCCGATAATAGGTGGGCACAACAAGCAGCCGTTGTTGGCTCGGCCGCTGTCTCGACAAGCTCGCAAGGCGGAACCTTCAAGCTGGATGGATCGAAAACTTGGTGGCTGCCATTTGACGGATCTTCTGGTAGCCACGGATTGGCTCTCACTTCCGCGCAATATTTCGATTCTCCGGCCTATACGGATCAAACGACAGAATCGAACAACGCAACAGCCAACGATATGACTCTCCTGCCTGCTGTTCCCGTTATCAACGACGCCTACTACTTCGGGCACAACTATCAATTCACTCGCCTTTGGGTGAACATCGGAACGGCCGGGGCGGGAACATGGACTATCACTTGGGAGTATTGGAACGGGTCGGATTGGACGGCGCTCTCGAACGTGAGAGATGACACGTCCGGATTCAAACCTTCTAGCACTGGCTGGAAGATGGTTCAATTCTCGATTCCTACGAATTGGACAACTTACGCTGTCAACGGAGTGACAACCTATTGGGTTCGTGCTCGGGTTAGCGCCTACACTTCGATCACTACTCGACCGCTCGGAACGCAAGCTAGGATTTGTGTTCTCGGAAAGACGTTGAATGGAGCCGGCGGAGCGTCGGGCGAAATCATAGGCGTTTGGGATACGATGGGAGCGGCGCCTGTTTGTGGGAATAGTACCTCTGCCACTGGTTGGTTCAAGCTCCGCTCGAAGACTGGAACCTTTGTGGATAATGAAGCATTATCTATCAATGGTTCAGCCTACAATAGTGCTGTTGTCAATTCTGCGACCGGAGGCCAGCGAGGCTGGATTCATTTCGTTGGAGAGAGAGCCAACGATGTTATCTATCCATATTTGGGCACATTTCAAGTTCGAGGCGATTGGTTCTATGTAGGTCAGACAGATGGCAATCGTCGGCAGACGCTTCAGCTCCCAGTATCAGACTATTTTCCTG